CCCCGGGCTGCAAAGCCCGGCACGGCGACTAGCCGTGAGACTTATGTCTAGGTCCATGGATCCGGGTCAAGGTGGACTTGGAACATGGGCAAAGAGTAATCTCACACTCCACAGTGGTAGGTGCGTGGTAGGGGTTACCACGTGATCTCAACCTATGGTTGAACTTTAAGGGTCAAACCTTAGAACCCCACCATATAAAATAATGGGGTCGAGAAAGCCCGTTGGTGATTGGAGGCCCTGGGGATAGGGGAAATCCGGTGACGGAAGCTCTAGGAGAAACCTAAAATAAGCTACAACCTGTCAGGCTCTGTGGCCTCTGTTAAGGGTACTTAGTACCTAAGTTATATTCGAACAAGTTGGCTTTTGTCAATAATGCGAGCTGAACGTCACAGTAAGCAGAATATAATTATCGAAGCAGTAGGGATTGACTCCTCTATTGTGGTCTGGTCGGTACCCTTTGAGGTTATCGTTAGAGCTCTTTCCGATAGGAGATAACTAATAAGAAAAACAATTATCCTATTGGTTACACCTAGGGAAGAAACTCAAACACTACGGGCACTCGGGTAATTGGGAGGGTAGTGGTAACACTGCCTGAAATTTTATTCGGCCTTTGCCAGGGTCTCAGTGGCCTGCTCCCATCACATATGATCCAATGTGTGGAGGAAGAGAAGCCTGTGGCGATACCTAAGAAAGATCCTTTTTTAACCATGGTAGTATACTACCACCATAATTATTATTATGATCCTCCTTACCATTACCAACCAAACTTCACTCCAACCATTTCCAAAGGTTCTTAACCTTAAGGTCAGAAGCTTTAGTGATGATATCATATATAAAGTGGGAGAAGAGCAGTTTTCCAAAACTGCGGTACTCGCTATAGCTCCTGAGGAACGAACACAAGCACAATGGCTTGTCCTCGTGGATTGGACGCAAGTCCGATCACGACCTTATGTCATAATCGATCCTTTCGACCCATCCGGTCTTCTCTATCTGAACTATTCCGAGTACCTAGTCCATACTAGGACTCTCTCATCGGCAGCCATAACTATCACTGTCATCTATCGTCCCGGGGTAGTAAAACCTATCCCTCTTCCAAAAGTCCCCCCTCATCCAACAATTGAATATTGGATGTCAGGTGATAGAACTTCTGGGATCCCAACTGCGAGATTACCTTTCGCTCACTTTTCTAACCTTAACAAATGGTTATCAAGGAACTTTCAGTGGTCTCGCGATGGTGCGGTCAAAGTCAATGACAGAAATGTCAGGGGCTTCCTAACACTTTGGTCTCGTGAGGCGAGGCATTTGTTGGGAATGAGAACCTCCGTGAAGCAAGAAGTGAATTTAAATCCACTAATTACCTCTTTGGAAAGAACCCTAGCCAACTCCTCCGTCGACTACTCTATAGCTCGGATGAAGATTTCACTCTTCGTTATTCTGAGCTATGTAGCCGGGACTAAACTCACGACAACCGAGCCTTTAGGACACCGAGTTCGTTTATGTAACGGGCTCCCTAAAGCTTTGGGAAAAGCTGCACGAAGTGCCATACGACGTGGGTCTCCTGAAACGATTCGTTATTGGACCTCTCTCCTTGTATCGTACAAGGCGATGTCTGGTAGTGGTGACTTAATCCCCGATTTAAGTACCGTGAGTGCCCCATCCGGGGCAGATTTAGACATAGGAGACTTTGCAGAATTCTGTAAGTCTACCACGGGCTTTTGGGCCCGATGGTATGAGGCCCATCGGTTAAACTATACCGATGGTCGTTTTCCCCTCTTTAAATATACCTCATCTTATGGAAAATCTATAATCACGGGGGGTGCCAACTCCTCAGTCTCAATCGCCGGCCTCTCAGCCGACGCTTTTGCCTGGTGGGCCGCACCCCGCAACTACCCTCTGGAGATATTCCAGTACTTTGGAGATAAACGAATGATCGCTTTAATGACACAAAGTGCCATTGAAGAAGCTACATCTTGGGGTATCAAAGATTTAATAGCCTTCATCAGGAGAGGTGGTTTCTTCCCTATTTGGAAGAAATGGGATTTATTCCCATCTCTTGAGGAGACTTTGGATACCTACATGCCCTTTTATACGGGCGAATTATTATTTTCTATATTTGTAGGTACCTTAGCGACCTCTTCCAATAAGAAAGATCCCACCCGCCTTCCTGCATATAACCGTCTGCCCCATAAAGCGGGCTTCCCAATCCTGGGTCGCCTGCATGCTATTTATGAGGCAGCGGGTAAAATACGAATAGTGGCCATTTGCGATTATTTCACCCAGCTTGTGTGTGAACCCATCCACAAGTATTTATTTACTTTGCTTCAGGGAGTCCCTCAAGATGGGACTTTTGATCAGCAAGCTGCGGTTGATTCATTCGCAAAGGAGGGCCACACCCATATTTATTCTTATGATCTCAAGTCCGCAACGGACTTGATCCCAATCGAATTATACAAGGAAGTTCTTGAACTTCTGTTTGGCCGAACCTTGGTTGATCTTTGGAGTAAACTCCTCACCGACCGTTGGTTTTGGGCTCCCCTTGAATGTCAAGGGAAGTCTCCTTACACAACGAAAATTAAAAGAGGAGGGTACCAGTCGGATTATATTAAATACTCTAGGGGTCAACCAATGGGGGCGCTTAGTTCGTGGGCGTCGATGGCACTGGTGCATCACGCGTTGGTACAGTTAGCTGCAGCACCATACTTCGATGTATGGTTTACTGCCTACCGAGTTCTGGGCGATGATATTATTATCGCTCATGATAAGGTGGCAGCTCGGTATGTGGAGCTTTGCGCACAGTATGGGATAACGTTATCCCTAGCGAAGTCGCTTATTTCTAAGCAAGGGGTCTTTAACTTCGCTTCACAAACCTTTATTAAGGATGTGAATGTTTCCACTGTGTCCCTCAAAGAAGCACTAAGTGCTTCTACTTGGGACCGGCGAATAGCTTTGGCAAAACGTGCCATTGCTAGAACCGGTGACAAACTTACCACAGCCTCCCTGCTCAAACGAGCTTGCAGCCTACCAATGTGGTGTATTATACGAAGTGAGATTACTCATGGAGTTAATAGTGGCATTCGGCGTTTTACGGAATTCATTCTGCAGAACCCATTCCATGGGAAGAACCCATGGGATAAGCCCTACATAGATAGTTTAATATCATGGCTTGGGATGATTCATCCCAAGCTTGACAAATTATCGATTCCTCAAACTAACCAGTTTGAAAAGGCACTTGTCGGTCATTTATGGAGAGAGATCTTCGATCGACTCATACGCGACGAAGCTGAGCTTCGTCGCTGTATAAGTGCCCTGGATGAAGATATCGCGATCCTGTCGTGGAATGATGATTATAAGGTAATTTCATCACCTTATCTTCTCAATGCCCTTAGAGCGAAGCTCGATGGGCAGAGGATTAAAATTTCCATACGACTGGATAGGTACTTCCCTAAGTCCTATTTAGGACGTATGGATCCTTGGGAATTTACTGTACCCTTTATGACACGATTTCCAACCCAGGATGTTCTTATGATCTTCAAAGAGATCCAGAGTTTGTCAACTCTGCCCAAAACATGGGATAAGGCTCGTGGGACAGATCTCAAGGTAACTTGGGCTTGTATCCTCCAGGAAGTCGGCGTTGCAGAGGCCCTACAGAATATAAAGGAGACGGAGGACCGTATCTCTCTTTTCAAAGAGACAGGGGTTTTCTTACGAAAATTCCCTGTAGACAAATTAGCTTTGCCATTCCGATCATTGTTCCTTGCTATCATGGAGGTGACTCATACCGTGCTTCCGTTCCCCCGTGCGCTTGTTTCCCTACCTAAAGGCTTTCCTAAAGAGTTGAGACAACTCTTTATGAAGCTGAGGAGAGATCAGCTGCGACGTGAGTGGATTCCTCAAGCACCCGGAGGACTTCCGCAATGCGTTGTGGTCCGACCCGTGACTAATGGGCCGGTACCCCTGACACTCTTGGTCCTCAACTGCTTGGTTTTAATCTTGCAGTCTTGGGGGTCTATTCCTAGTAGAAACTAGGGGGCCGCCGAAGGCGGGTACAGTGTTTCCACTATATGAG